AACTTGTTCTACTTGTGTAGTGAGTCGCAAAATAACTTTTCCCAGTATTGCCAATATTATCAACAATCCAAATAATTTTACGCGGGTCTGCTGTTCCAGACAAATCTTCACATAATTGCTGTTGCCATCCATCACGCGGAATTAATTCTTGACGCGTAACTTTTGATTCTTCCAAAGCGCGTATATAATCATGAATAAATCGCGGATATTTAGCATATTCACTTGAATGTTCTTCCATTAAATCAAGCCCACGCTTCCCGGACTTAATAGATTCTTTTAAAGACTCAAGGTCATTACGAACTAATAATTAAAATAAAAGCGTGTTTATTATTCTTGCATAGTTGAAATTCGTACCTCCACGGGTAACCATTTTACCCTTTTCAATAAAATCATTGTCTTTCTTACCTGTTCAGTAAAATCTTCTGTTTGAACCTTACAATAGCCAGATGCCATTTGAGGAGAACCTCTAGAAACTTCCATATGTGCTCTTCCACTAATAAATGTCTTTGCTTGAGCTAATCTGAGTTTCTTTTTAAATTGAACATATCCTTGAAGATGTGGTGTATTAGATTCACCAATTTCACGTCCATATATAATATAATTAAAATGCCCGTGCTCGAACATGGTGTCTAGTTTGATCTCATCCGCCGATGAGTAATTATTAATAGTAAAACACCAGTTCTTTGCAGCAGACATTTTTGATATTTACAAAAATACGTCTGCTTATATAGGCGTGTCGGAGTTTTAATTATCATCAAAATCTAATCCGACTCCGCCCCGATGATCAAAAACAAAGTCTCCGAGCATCGGTCTAGGCCATGGTCTTTTGTGCCATGTGCCAAGGTGGGGGTAATACTAGGATGTGGCAAGGTATAACCTTGGAACATCCTTACCCCACCTTGCGCAATGAATTCGCGACACGCGTTTCAGCAACTTGATATTACAATCAGGCCTTTTCAATACTAAGAAGCTAATCACCTGAAAACGCGACCGAGGCCGTCGTTTTCTAGGTAATGATCATTAACAGAAAATTTATTAAAGATAAAAATATTTTATTCTCTTTGTACCTCATATTGATCAGTTGCAGTATTCAAACTACCCTGTACCAATACTTGCTGTTTCAGTTCAACTTCACCCATTAAACGTACTTTTCCTAAAAAAGATCCTATAACTCTATCGACATGTAAAGCACGACAATGTCCTAAATTCTTTACATAACTACTATCAGTAAAAGACCAATTAGATGTTGCTCCTTCCCTCTTAACAAGCATTCGAATAAATTGACTAAACAATAATTTCTTTCTATAAGATATAATAGATGTTTTAACATGACCTGGATCCATAGTAATCTTAGTCTTATTTGTACAATTTAAAATTTCAGATGCAGGACATGGTTCTGACCCAACAGTACTATTAGTAAACGTTTGGTCAAATCCTAAAAATCCAAGTCCAACTGTTGCTGAAGTACGCGCATTTTGATGAATAAACTGATTACCGGTTACATAATAGGTAGATAATTCAACAGGTACATTATCCACATCATCTGTAGTAGCTATAGCCTCTTCCTCAGTAAGTCCCTTATAAACACCAGACTGATTCTGAAACTTCAACATACTCTTAGAATTCACAGTACAATACAATTGTGAAAACGACAATTTAGCCCGAGGCTGATTCAACGGTGAATAAGAACTTGGTGGTACATACTCCACAGACATCCAACGTGTTTTAACAGGATCCAATCCTATGGCTCCTAAAGTCAACATCCAATCCGCAAATCCATCAGCTATATCCTTCCAAGGAACTGGATTCCCTCCATTTGCTGGAATAGTATAGAAGGTAGTTTGTAAACTCCCAGTACTCCATTCAGTATAATAATACACTCTAATAAATCCCTTAACATCTGTTAATTCTGTAAATGACGCAATATGCATTCCAATTTTAGAAACTAAAGTTTTCAATAAAGCTCGATGTATATTATACCAAGTTGCTCTTACTGGTAACGAAGTATGACCAATCAATCTTGACTCATTCTGCGTCGCAATATTATCCTGAAACCTAAACTCTTCTCTTGTAATTATTCCCTGCTGTTGCATAGTATTATAACTCCTATTTATCTTTTTACCCTTTCTTCGAATTTTACCAGCCAACATTCCTGACTGACCTCCTTTTTTAACATGACTTACCTTAGTATTAGATTCATTCTTTGCATTAATTTTTCCTCTAATAGATTTACGAACTCTGTTAACCAACTTCTTTCCTACTTTATATGTATTTCCATAACCAGCTGCAGTAGCTGCCATTTCTGCCAACGTATCAACACCGCGTACAAATCGACTAGAACCAGGAGTACTCACGCGTCTTCTCTTTCGATTACTAACAGGAGTGCGATAAGCATTCATTTTATTTATTTTTTAAAGAACACGTAAATCCCATCTATCAGCACTTAACATTTGTGTATCAGGGTGAAAATTTGAAAACACGACCACGTGAGGTGTGTTAAATTTGACATTTTTACATTCATACTTTGTTGAATAAAATTGACCATTCTTAAATGACTCCATTACATCATACTGTACATATTCTTGTTTCATTCTGGCTAAATCAAAGAAGACAACTTCCTCGTACTGATAACCATAGAAAATGTCTGCGGCTTTTCCTCCGGTAACATAATAACTTGTTCTACTTGTGTAGTGAGTCGCAAAATAACTTTTCCCAGTATTGCCAATATTATCAACAATCCAAATAATTTTACGCGGGTCTGCTGTTCCAGACAAATCTTCACATAATTGCTG